TGACGAGGTAAACATGAATGGAGCCATTCCCATTCCACCATCATTTGCAATAAGCATAGTAGGCTTAGATAAAACTAATGTATCAGTAGTCTCTTTATCAAGACGTGCTACCATTTCTTCACCGCTGGCTAGTTTAATACTAATCACATCGCCGTCTCTGTAAGGTACTTCTATTAACATGCTTCACTTCCTTTAAGGTATTGTGCCAATTGATCATATCCGCCTATTACGGTTCCATCAATTACTATTTGTGGTACTGTTCTTGCCTGTGGTGCAATTTCTAATAATTGCTCACGAGTCACATCAACACCAATCTTTCTTTCAATAAACTCCATATGCTGAGTTTCAAGCAATATCTTCGCTTTAGTGCAATATGCACAATTATCTTTTGAATAAACTTCTACCATATTTTACCCTCCTTTTATTATAATGACATACCCGAAAAGGTATCTTTAGTAACGTCAGATGTTACACCACCAATGATGTATGACGATAGTTGCACTTCTTGTGGTGCGACTTGTACTTCTGCACCAGCAATCCATTTTTGTGTCCAAGGTAATGGGTTTGATTGTGATACCTTGTACGGGCAAGATAAACCAACTGCCACCATACGCTTGCAACCAATCCATTCTATATATTCACACAATAGTTGAGCATTTAACCCAATCATTGAACCATCTTTAAATAGATATTCTGCCCATTGCTTTTCTTGTTCAATTGCATCTACAAACATTTGAATACATTCTTTTTCTGTTTCTTTTGCGATTTTAATATAATCTGGGTCATCTTTTGGCAATATCTTTAATAATGATTGTGTGAACGCCAAATGTAGATTTTCATCACGTGCAATAAACTTGATAATTTTTGCATTACCTTCCATCTTTTTAAGTTCTGCAAACGCCCAACTACATGCAAACGAAACATAGAAGCGAACACCTTCTAGTATGTTTACACCCATTACTGCTTTGTATAACGCCTTCTTCAACTCGTACAAGTCAACAGTGATTTCTCTACCATTAACCTTATGTACGCCTTCACCTAGCAAATTGTACCAAGCGGCTTTGTCAATGAGAGCATCATAATTTACTGAAATAGCAGATGCGCAATCAACTATTTCTTTAATGTCTAAAATTTCATCAAATATAATAGAAGGATCAGAATATATATTACGAATAATATGTGTGTATGATTTACTATGAATCGTTTCGTTAAACGTCCAAGTTTGAATCCATGTTTCTAATTCTGGTAGACTAACGATAGACCCGAATGCTTCACTCGGTGCACGACCTTGTACACTATCTAAAAGTATTTGACGCTTTAGATTAGATGTGAATATATGCTGTTCGTTTGCAGTTAATTGCTTAAAATCATTAGAATCTTTCGTAACATCGACTTCATCAGGTATCCAGAAGAAACCCAATTGCTTCTCTGTTAATTTGTCAAACTGCTTGTATTTTAGTATATCGTATCTCTGTAAACTTACTCTTCCTTCGGGATCAAGAAATGCCAATGATTTCGTGTGATCCGCTTTTTTTGTTATATTAAAAATGCTCATTTTTTTATTTATATTCCTTTACTTTATAAGACACAACTATCGCAGTCTTCGCCGTCTAATTCTGTCAGGTCCGTCTGTGCTAACGGCTCTGCGTTCATTTTATTAATATCAATCTCACCTTGTCCATCATATGTATTAAAGTAGTAAAGATTTTTACCACCATACTTGTAGAACATAAGTAAGTGCTTCAACATAGTACTCATTGGAATCTTTTCATCTTCAAAGTAGATAGGATTATAACTGGTATTTACACTAATCGCTTGATCAATATATTTCTGTAATACTGCTACAATCTTTAAATAACCTTCTGGTGACTCTTGATCCCATAATAATTCATACTTATTCTTTAATCGGTGTATGCCCGGAACTACTTGCTTCAATACACCATCCTTTGATTGCTTGATACTTACCAAAGAACGAGGTGGTTCAATTCCATTTGTACTATTACTTATCTGCGCTGATGTCTCTGCTGGCATCAATGCCATTAATGTACTATTGCGTACACCTGTTTCTTTTATCTGTGTTCGCAACGCTTCCCAAGGCATACGCTCTTTATGCGCTACTAATTCATCTACATCTTTTTTACGACTATCAATTGGTAAAATACCATCACTATACTTAGTTTCATTGAATCCCGGACAATGTCCTTGTTCTACTGCTAAATCGGCAGATGCTTTGATCAAGTAGTATGACCATGCTTCTGTCCATTCATCAACTAATTCAAGATCAGGATTACTATAACTAGTATCGTTCTTTGCAAGCCAGTACGCGAAGTTAATAATACCAACACCAAGTGGGCGGCGCTTCTTTGTACCTAATTCTGCTGCTAGAACTGGATAATTCTGATAACTCAATAATGCATCAAGTCCTCTTACTGCTAATTCACAAGGCTTCTGAAAATCTTCTAATACCTTGATATTACCCCAATTCACTGCTGACAATGTACATGTAGCAACTTCACCATCACCCTTAAACAAATCTGTCATAGGATCGGTAGGCAATGTAATCTCTGCACATAGGTTACTCATACGCACAGGTGCTAATTCTTGCTTGAATGAACTATGCTCATTTACATTATCTACATTCATCAAATAGATGCGACCCGTATTCTTTCGCTCGTGCATGAAAGTAGAAAACAATTCAATCGCAGGCATTGACTTCTTACGGATTTTTGTATTACGCTCTGCTTTTTCATACAACTCTTTAAATTTATCTTGATCTTCAAAGTATGCGTCATACAATCCAGGAACATCGCTAGGACTGAATAATGTAATATCACCACCAGAAATCAAACGCTCATACATAAGTTTATTGACTTGAACGCCAAAATCCAAATGCCTTACACGATTGTCCTCAGTTCCTTTATTGTTCTTTAAAACCAGCATGTCTTCTATTTCAAGATGCCATAATGGATAGTACAATGTTGCTGCACCACCTCGTACACCACCTTGTGAACAACTTTTAACTGCTGATTGAAACATCTTGTAAAAAGGAATAACACCTGTATGTGCTGCATCACCATTACGAATAGGAGAGTTAATTGCACGAATGCGTCCTGCACCAATTCCAATTCCTGCTTTTTGTGATACGTACTTTACAATCGCATTTGATGTTGCGTTAATACTATCTAGACTATCATCTGACTCAATTAAAACACATGAACTAAACTGACGTACATTTGTACGAACACCAGCCATTACAGGAGTAGGTAATGATATATCAAAAGTACTGATTGCATCATAGTAATCTTTAACCCATTTCATACGATTGACTGTGTAACTACCAAACAAAGTTGCAGCAATCATCATGTACGCGATTTGTGGTGTTTCAAAGATTTGACCTGTCACTCGGTTTTGTACCAAGTATTTTCCACGAAATTGTTCCATTCCCACATATGCAATGTTTTGATCACGATCATGCTTGATGTAACTGCTTAGTTGATCAAGTTCATCTGATGTATACAATTCAAGAATTTCATCATCGTAATATCCACGATCAATGTTATCTTCAATAACTCTAGACAAATGATCAGGTTCAAAGTCATTATATACTTGCTTACGTAGATGATAGTTGATCAATCGTCCCGCTACCCATTGATAATTAGGAGTATCTTCTGTGATTAAATCTGCTGCTGCTTTTATTAGTGTTTCTTGAATTTCATCAGTAGTGATTCCATTATAAAACTGAATACTACTTTTTATTTCCACTTCCGACGGACTAACTCCTGCAATATCATTACAAGCATAAAATACAACTTTGTGTAATTTATCTAAGTCAAGTGGTTCTCTAGCGCCATTGCGCTTTTTTACCATTATTTCCTTCATTTATATCCTTACCTGTTTGGTTTCAATATTGTTATTTTACTAGATCGTCTGAATACCATGTATTCAAAATTTCACATTTGTCTAATACAGACACGTTATCTACTATACCATAATTATGATTTAATACATACTCGTTATCTAATCGTATTACAAGTCCTACCTTTGATTTTCCTGCGTCTTGTACTAATAGTATATCACAAGACCAATCGCATAATTCCAATGTATATGCCATTCCAAGTGCAATCACATTTTCATCATATAGACCATGCCATAATAGATCCCAAGGGTTGGGCCATTCTTCTGAACTGTATGGGTCTATTACTCTATTAGAAAGTGGTGCTAAACGCCACCAATCTACTAGGGTTTGTAAAAAATCTTCATCAGATATATCATCTAACTCGTTCAACTCGGTACGAAATGCTTTCCAC